CCGGCGACGCGCAGGTAGACTTCGAGGGTCTGCATGAAGGACACGGCGACGGTGCCGGTGGTGGCGACTGTGCCGAGCAGTCCCCTCTCCAATGTGCTAAGTGTGGAATGCTCGGCACTCATGGCTATTTGCGGTAGGCGATGACGCTGCCGGCGTGCAGTTTGATGGCGGTGAAGATGCCGTCGATCGTGGTGCCCTTGGGGATGGCGGTGGCGCTGCCTTCGGTGGCGTTGGCCAGGCCGGTCTGGTTGCCGGTGAGGGTGTGGAATTTGGTGGTGTCGGCGAGGACGTCGATGCTGACGAATTCGCCGGTCACTTCGTTTGTGTTGGCGATCAGGACGCTGCCGTTCTGGCGGTTGGTTGTTCTTACGTTAGGGTGCATGATTTTTAGGAGTTGGAAGGTGTGAAGGTGGGAAGGTGTGAAAGTTGGCAGGTGGCAGTTGGCGGTCGTCAGTAATGTCCGATTCTGGCGGACCAGGCTTGGGGTTGGTTTTGTTGGAAGTAGAATTTGTCGCGCTCGGTCACTAGTTCGTTCATGGCTTTTTCTTCCATGAGGGTTGATTTCGTGAGCTGGCCGTCTTCTTCAAGGAGGCTGGCCGTGAGGTAGTAGCCGACGGCTTTGCTTAGGACCGCGGGGACGGTGGCTGAGAGGTTGCTCGTCGTGTAGGTGTCGGGGCGCGTGCGGTAGCGGACCCAGGCGGTGGTGGGGATGTCGGTGTCGTCGGGGAAGCGGATGCTGTCGCCGAGGAGGCTGTATTGGAGTTCGCGGGGTGAGGCGGTTTTGTTCGGGTTGTCCCGAGTGATGGCAAAGACTTCGCCCATCACCGTCTCGCCGACTTGTTCGTAGTCGAGATAGAAGCCGGTGGTTTCGTCGCCCTGGATGGTGCGCTCTTCGATGCGGCACAGCTCGGGCCAGTCGGCCCAGGTCCAGCAGGCCTCGATGGCGTCGTTCGCCGCGGCGACGAGCATCGTTTGCGCACCGCTCGGGATGTTGGAGATGGATGAGGCGTCGTTGCCGACACGTTGCCATGCGCGGAGGAGGATTGATTGGAGTTGAACGGTTCGCACGATAAGGAAAGTGTTTTGGTGCTTCGGTTAGGCCGGTGTTTCGGTGAGGGCAGCGACTACCTCTTGCACGACTTCGGCAAAGCTGTGGGGCGGCTCGGTGAGTGCGGCTTCGATGTTGTCGGGGTCGAGGGCGGCGGTGAAAATAAGCTCGTTGAGCCACTGCTGGAGGGCATCGGCCTTCACGGAGGTGCGGTCGGCTTGGGTAAGGAGTTGCCGCAGGTAGATGAGAAGTGCAGGACGGTCGCGAGACAGCACATGGTCGTCCAAGTGTGCCTGCACGCGGTGGAGTGCGGTTTCGGTGGTCATGTGAGGGGGATGAATACGACCCGTGACTCGCTTTTGATTGTGCTGGTGTTCGCGCTGGCACCGACGAGCGCCCAGTTAAAATCGACTGTTCCGCTGGCCGTAAATCGGACGGTCTGAATAGAAAACGCCGCCCCAACGAGTCCTGAGCTTGTTTGTGCGGCGGTGGCCCGAAAGACGCGGATGGAGGTCGAGCTAGGCATGGTCAGCGCGTTGACGGTGGCGCTGGCGGCGACGCATTGAATGCCGTTCGATGTAGCGCCGCCGGTGATATTCGGCGTTGATGCGTCTAACACGCAGCCGCCGCCGCTGGCTGCGACATCGAGTTGCAGGGAGGCGATGACTAAATAGTTGGTATTGGCCTGCGCGGTGAAGCTCATGCCTGCAACAGATGCGGGCGTGATGCTGGTGGTGTTTGCGTCTGAGGTCGGCGCCAAGACCACAGTGCCGTTGAGTTTGGAGAGTATTAGGTCTGAAAGGAGCGCTATGGTTCCCGAGGCATTGGGGGCGGTTAAGGTCCGGGTCGTGCCGGTGGTGATGCCGCTGAGTTGGAAGGCTAGATTTTTGGAGCTGTCGGCGTTGTCATAGAGAAGGAAGTTGGCGTCGTTGAAGACATCTGGGAGGATGCCGGCGTAGGTCCAGTCAGTTGCGCGTGTTCCGGTGGTGGCAACGCGAATGTAGATGCCCGCGGGCTTGCGGCTGATGAGCCAAGTGCCTTCGGGTTCGCGGACGAGGTAGGCGCTGTCCACGGCTGGCGGGTTGGCGGTGGGCAATGCGCTGAAGTTTTGCACCTCGCCGTCGATATAGGACGCACCACCGCCGCCGCCCGATCCTTTTTGATCGAACGTGCCGCTGAAGGGGTTAAACGTCCAAGGCATGGTAAAAGAGACTAAGAGACTAAGAGACTAAAAGACTAAGAGCGGGTGACGGCAGCGAGGTCCGCGTCGTTGGTGGTCGGCGGGTTGGTCGTGTAGGAGAAGGTCAGCGTGGCGACTGTTTGGCCTCCGCTGCCGCCTTCTTTGTAGGTCACGGTCTGGATGTTGTTCGTGCTGCCGTAGTAGCTGATCGAGAGATAGTCGTGCTGCGGAATATTTAATCCGGCGACGTTGCGGACGTTAATGTTCGGATGCATACGATTAGGCGGCGGGTTGGGCGGTCATGCCGAGTTGCTGCTCCTGCGCCATCTTTTGCAGCGCGGGCTGGGCGCCGGTGCGGCCGATGACGGCGTTTTGCTGCTGCTGCAACTGGAACTGGAAGGCTTGTGCTCTCGCGTCGATCATGCTGCGGAAGATTTCATCTTGGGCGTAGCGCTGCTGGACGGCGGGGTTGGACTGAATGATCGTCTGCAAGGTTTGCAGGCGGACTTGGGCGTTTTGGCCGCCTTCTTTGAGCGGGGGTTCGGTGCCTGCGGCGATTTTGGCGAAGGCTACTTGCTCGTCCTCCTGCTCGGCTGCGGTGGCGGCGCCGATGTCTTGCACCAAGAGGCCGGCAAGATTCGGGTCAACGGCTTGGAACATGTATTTCACAAGGCCGGCACGGTCGATGACGCCGAAGCTGTCGAGCGGGACGAGCACTTTGGCCAAGTATTCGAGCTTTGCGCCGAGGGCTTCGTTGTCGAGGAGGCGCGCGTCAAACTCAGCGGTAATGTCGAAGCGGCCCCGGATGTCTTGAGGGCTTGCGTTGAATGCCAACTGGGCATTGCCGGTGATGCGCGCGACCTCCTCGGGAGTCATATACTGTTGCGCCAGCGCCATGGTCTGCGCGATGCAGAGCTTCATGTCGATGAGCCAAGAGTCGATTAGCTCCTGCGTGTGGAGCATGTAGCGCTGCTGCGGGACGGCATCGCTGATGCGTCCAAAGTAATTGTCCACGTCCGCACGGGTGGCGGCTTCTACTTCGATGCTGCCCATGTCGGGGCGAGGGGGATTCATCCACTCGATCTCGCCGGGGCGCCTCTCGGGGATCTGCATGCCGGGGCCGAGGACGAGATCAAACTTGCCCCGGTTGGCCGGCACCTTGACGGGCGGAAGGATGCTGATGCTCGCCCTGTCGGAGCGGAAGTCGCGCTGGATTTTGATTTCCTCCTGCGCAGTCTGCACCAGCTCGGGGATGCCACGGCTCTCTAGCAGAGGACGGGTGGCGCGCTCGCGGGGGAGTTCGATGAAAGGATATTGGCCGTGCGCGTAGGGCAGCAGCTCATGCACGGCGACCTTGTCAGTGACATGGTAGCTAACCACGGAGCGGGTGACGCGGATGGCGTTGGTCTTGGGGTCGTTCTCCTTGCGGTAGACATGCCATATTTCGCACATGTCGCGCAGTTGCTCGTAGAGGAACTGATCGGTGCGGTGGATGTTGAGCGAGATGCGCTTGAGCTGGCCCTTGTGCTGCGAGGCGGCCTCGATCCATTCCTCGTCCCAGCCCTCGACTGCGCCGCGCTCGCGCAACTCCACTTCAGTGAGCAATTCTCTGCGGGCAACGAACGCGGCGCGCTGAAGGCTGAAGGTCTGAATGGGGAAGATGACATCCTCCCATGCTTCAAGCGCGGTCCACACCGGCTTGCTTTCAAAGACATAAGGCTCCTCCCACTCGACGAATCCTTTGTCGCGGAACTGGCGAACTTTGACAGTTGATCCCAATTCGGGAACGATCTGCCCCAAGAGTTCGGCGGCGGTCTCCTCTTGCAGCGGGTCCATGACCACTTCCAGAAGGGCGGCAAGGTTGGGGTCTTGCGACTGCTCCAACATCATCTGCGCGTCTTCCATGCTGAAAGACTTGATCTCGGTGCGGGTGTTCTGCACCCAGTCCACGGCCATGACAGCCAGCCCGTAGGTCTCGCGGAATTGGGCGGCGAGTTTTACTTCGCGGCGAAGGTCATCCAGACAGTGCTGGAACATAAGCCACTTCATCACGGCTTCGGCGGCGGCGCGTTTGTCCACGTCCATGGACTCCACCGGCTGGACTTGCACTCGGCTTTTGAAGAAGGCGTTGCAAAGGAGAGCCGTGTTGTCCGAAATGATATTGTCCGCAAGACGAACGCGAACATCGGATGCCCCGCTCCACGGCCACGGCTGCTTGCCTTGGGCACCAGACCATTTGCGGCCATCTTCGCTTTGCCCCGGCCAGATGCAGAATCGCGTATTCCAGTTGCGCAGTTTGCGCTGAACATATTGGCTGCCATCGGCGTCCGCTTGGTCGATCTCGTAGAGCATCGCCGTGATGTCCTCTGGCTTGGGTGCTTTAATCATTTCTTGGACAATTTCGCGTTGAGTCGTTGCATAACGGACTGCGCGGCCACGCGCTGTTCTTCGGTAACGTCTTCTGCTGAAGGGTCGTTTGTAAGGATGCGGGCAACTAGAGTCTGGCGAAGGGCCGGCTCGTTGGTTCCGTATGCGCCGCCTTGAAACGCTCTCATTTGCTTCGGTGTGACCTTGAATTGCGGGTCGATCTGGCTTTCCCGCATGAACAGGCGGATGGCTTCGTTTTTGGCGACTGTAAGCTGCTGCTCATATTTCAGACCGCTGTAGGGGTTGAGGACGATGCGACCGTCTTCAGCGGCCATGCCGGTTGTGTTTGGGTTGAGCAGAAAGAAAGCGTCCTCGCTTTGGTATGGCTGTCGGACGGCGTAACCGAAAACCGACTGCGGGATGGCTTGCTGCTGCGGCATGTCATTTAGATGAGGACAGTGGTTTTGCGGGGGGTATAAGGCACAACAGTCTCGGGGTTCTTTTTCTTGAACCAGTCGCGGAAGGCTTTGTCCTTCCAACATCCCGGCTCC